AAAAAGCTTGCTAACACAAATAACATATCAATTTCTCACGATCTATAATTAGATGAGTCTTTACTCTACTAAAGATAAATCGTTTGATTTTGATATGTTTTCTGTTTAAATTCAATAAGTATAGGAGAACTTATGAAGAAGATAAAGTTAAAGATGATAACTCAGTATAGTCATATGCCTATCACACCATTCATGGTGAAGAAATGTGATAGACATTATGAATGTCAGACGTTATCTCTAACACAAATACTGAGAGTTAAGAGAACTTCAGTGTTTAATCAAGCATTTGACGAAAACAATATCGATTTATTCTACAACATATATAACATTTCAACTAAGAATAATGAGATTGTAAAATGGGCAGAATAAGAAAGGAATAAAAAAATGAAAGAATTTACACAAGGACAAAAAGAATATATCGAGGATATATTTTATGACTTACAAAAAGAATATACTGATATGTTAGACGAATACGAAGGATTATCGAAAGAGTACAAAGAATTGAAACAGCAATATGATGAATTGTTAAAAAAAATTACAGAATTAAAAAAGAAAGGAATCAAAAATGAGTAATTTTACAATAGACCAAAAAGAAATGCTGGACGATGAATACAGCAAGCTGATTTACAGAAATGAACAGTTACAGGCTGATTACAATGAACTGGGCGAGCTTTACGATAACCTTATGGAACAATTTAAAGACCTACAAAGGCAATATAATGAATTAAAAGAGGCAGGGAAATGAAAGACTTACAAGAAAAATACGATGAATCTCAACCTGATCAAACAACAAGAAATGATAATCTACATCCATTGTTCAAAAACATCTTAAAAGGTATAATACCTATACCAAATAAAGATGTTACAAATAATAAATCAAAAGAAAAGGAGAAAAAACTTGACAAAAAAACTAAGTAATATATCTAATAATTCGTTCAAGTAACACTCCTTATATTTGTGGGAGACACGGGTTTCTTTCTAACTGTGTCTCCTTTGTTATTGTAAATTGCCTACAAAATAGACATTCTGACCCCCATCAGATAATCTCCTTCCTTTACAAAAGGAAGGGGATATTTTTTATAAGATTGGAATAAATCTTGCATTATAATAAATTAATAATTAAGGAGATGATATGGAATTATTAAAAATATCATTAAGAAACACTAAAAACATTTATTGGGAACTTATATTTGTTTTCTCTAATAAAATAGAGATAACTTTTACTGTTCCTATCAATAAGTTACCAGAAGAACTATCAGAGATTAAACAATTTATTGATGAGATATTATCATTAATAACATTCTCTGAAGTCATAGAAGAAGAATCCATTAGAGAAATATTCTCTAAGTATATCTATATTAAATTAGGGAAATATTGTCAGAATGAACAACAGATCTATCTCGATAAGATAGCTGACTATATTCTAACAAACATCTCAGAAGTATTCAGAGTAATGGATAAACTATCTCAACCTGATACTAACGCAAACATACCATTCTAAGGAGACACAATGGACTTTTTATTAATATTAGGCATAATGGCAATCATATATTATGCTGTAGATAAAACAAAATAGTGAATGAAGACAATAAATTAATTGTCATATTCATATAGAAAGATAAAACAATTAAAGCATATGTAACTAATGTACAGAATAAAAAGTTAAGAGTCACCCAATTAGATGATAGAATTATGATAACATTTCTCTATAAGAATCCTGAGTCAGGACCAACAGGGGTGAGTATAACTCTATCAAAAGATACTATATATTCTTTGAATTATTATGATAAATTTATGCAAGGAGGGTTAGTGAGCTCTCCTATTAAACTTACTAAGTCATCTTAGATTTGTAAAGTTACTGGCTTTAGAGATATCATAACAATAGAATTTAGTAAACCAAATAAAAATCAAACATATTTCTTAATAACTTAAAGGAGGAAAGAATGGAAGAACAATGGAGCATTGAAACGATTGAAGAGCTATTAGAAGCTATCAATCTATCAAAGAAAGCAGCTAAGAATCATAATGATCAAGCTGCATTATTAGAACTTGAACTGAAGAAACTGATTCAACCTGGTACTCAAGCTAAATTTGGTCGGTACAAAGTTAGTTATAGTACAATTACAACTAAAAGATTAGATCAGAAATTGTTGAAACAAGAGAAGCCTGAAGTGTTCGAAGAGTATTCTGTTGAAACAGAGTCAACAAGATTACTTATTACTGACACAGAAGACAGAAAGAAACCTAAACTTGACTTCGATGTTAAGCTTAGAAGACCAGAAGAGTGGTAATGGATACAAAAAAGATTAAAATAACATAGGAGAAAATATGATATTAAGAAACGCTGAGATTAACTGGAACGTCATACCAAAAGGCATGACGATCCTATTCTTTGGTCATCCAAAGACATGGAAAACTACTGTAGCATCTTCATGGGCTGAAGGTGGAAGAGATAGTGTATTACTAATTGATACAGAATTAGGTTCAGACTTTGTACCTGGTATCAATAGAATAATATGTACAAGTCTAAGACCACCTCTTGAACATGTATATACTGAAGATGGTAAAATCGAAACAGATGGCATGGGGATTCCAAAAACGAAGATTACAGAGCCTAAAGATAGAGGCTATGTATATACTACCGGAGACTTAATCGGACAGCCTATGCCTACTTATTCGCTTCAGGAAATTATAGATTATATCTTTGATCAGATATATGATAATAACTTTCCATTTGAGACTGTTGTAATTGATACAGTAGATGAAATTAATACATGGGTTGAGCAAGAAGTAATTGCTGAACTTAAAATCCCTGCTATGGGAGCAGGAGAATATGGTTCAGACTGGGCTCTTGCTCGTGATAGAGTTATCTCTATAATTAGTGAACTTAAAAAATTACTTAAACAAAGAGGCATTAACTTGATACTTATATCTCATGCTAAGAATACCTCATTCATTGAGAAAGGTAAGACTAAAATAATACAACAAGGTGCTGACCTTCCTCGTGGTATAGCAAAGAAGATTATGGGTATGTGTGAGCTGATAGGATACGTGGTTAAAGATGGTAAAGACCAAGTACATCTATCATTCGATGGATTCGATGAGGTACAAATGGGTTCAAGATTAAGACCATTACAAGGTAAGAAGATTAAGTTCTCATACCAAGATTTCGTAAAAGAAATCACAAGTTATAAACAAGAGAAGAAAGGAGAGAAACATGAATAACAGAATAAGAGTGGGAGCACTACAACAACAAGAATATAGCAAGTTAGATTTTACTAACAAATTTCTAACAGGAAGAATCGTTGAAATAATTGATAAAGCAAAAGAAAGAAACAGAGATATCTTCTGGGAAATCATTATACAAGGGGACTCACAAAAGTTCCCTGATAAAATGTGGATAACAGGAAACTTCCAAAAGGCTAAAACAGGTGAAATTGAACCTAACTGGCTTATCGAACGTATAGGAAGATTCCTTATGACGATTAAATATGATGGAGGATTCTTGTTAAATGGAGAATTTGAAACACCAGCTAAAGAATACTTATCAACTCCAGAATCAATTGCAGAGAATATTAATAACCATTTATATAATAACAAAATTAGTGTTTGCTATTACAAGTATGCTAATAAGAATCAAGAGACAGGAGACATCTTTTATAATAATATTTATAATAATATGTATGATGTAGCAGATATGCCACGTCTACAGAATGATGTAAAGAGATCTATCGATAATGGATACTTAAAAGTATATACTAAAGAAGATGAGCAAATGGATTTAAATAATATACAAGTACCATTTGGTGGAGCTCCTGCTAAACCACTTCAACCAGCAACACAAGAAGTTAAACGACCAGGAAGGATTAGAATCTAATGTATTACGAGGTGTGTATAGGCTCACTTAAAAAGAGAGCGAACTTTGTTCATGAAGATAATATATATAATTTTATTATGAAACATGGAAAGACTACACCTATGTATAAATCTGTATTCTTGTACGAAGAAGAAGATGCAAATAAATTAGCTGAGAAGGGATCTGTCTCTAACCATATCTCTAATAGGATAGCAAGATGGATCCCTATTGATATAGATAAAGGTGATAATACTGACGATTATACACTACAGAAAACAAGAGACATATTTAATATGTTTATTTATACTGAAGACTTAACAGAAGACAATATATTAATATGGTTCTCAGGTACCGGATATCATATAGATATTCATTCTGACTGTTTCGGATTAGAAATGTCAAAGCATTATGCTTTCTATATTAAAGAAGCAGTTAAAAATATCATGGGAACAGCACTCATTGATTATAGTGTATACAACACAACAAGTGTTATTAGATTACCCTTTACTGTTAATCAAAAATCTAAGCTATATAAAATTCATTTAACTGCAGATGAACTTTTTAACTTATCACCTGCTGAGATTAAAGAACTTGCATCTGATTATAATACTGTACTGTCGAGACAAGAGTTATACTTTGATGAACTTGAAAATAAGTATGGAGAGAATGAGCTTAAACATCATGTTGTAACAGCACAGAAACCTCGTACTGTATTCTCAACGTCAATAATAGAACCTCGTAATATAGCATCATGTATCTATACTCTATTCCAAGATGGACCAGAAGAAGGTACTCGTAATAATGTATCAATGAGATTAGCATCACACTTTAGAAGACATGGATTCCCAAGTGAAGTAGCTAAAACTGCTATACTTGATTGGAATAATAAATCATTAGAAGATGCTGTAATCATTAAGAACGTAGAGAATGTATATAATAAAGGATATCAGTATGGTTGTAATGATCCTATTTTGAAATCCAAATGTATAACATCATGCCAATACTTTAAACATAAGAATATGGCACTTGAAATATTCTCTATGGAAGATATGCAAAAAGCATTGATACAAAGACTTGAAACAAATTATACTAATAAAGTAATACATTTAGATACCATGTTAGGACTTGATCCTAATGTTGATTGTAAAATATATCCTGGTGAACTTGTTACATTAGTTGGAACAACAGGTATTAATAAATCAACCTTTGTTCAAAATCTTATCTTAGGACTTAACTTTATGACAGGCGAAGTAGATAAGAACTTTCAACGTTCAACTATACTATTCGCTCCAGAGACAGCAGCTATGCTAACTCATAGAAAGAATATGCAAATGATTACAGGCTATACTAAACAAGAAATAGAACGTAATTATATTAATGCTTATGAAATATCTAAACCATACTTAGAGCATCTTAAAGTAGTACAAATGGCTCCTACATTAGAACATATTGAAGCGGCTATACTACAAGAGAATGCTCAAGTAATAGTAATAGATTACTTAGAGCAAATACAAGAAACAAAAGACCTATGGGGTAAAGACTTCATAGGTAAAACAATGATTAAACTAAATGATCTTGCTGTAGCAAAAGATATAATAATAATAGCTGTCTCTCAAACATCAAGAACATATAGTAGACAAGGTATCATTGACTTATACGCAGGCTTTGGTTCAGGTAACATAGAGAAATCATCAAGAAAGGTAATCGGTATCAATGGAAAACAAGATGATACTGTACGTACACTCGAAATGTTTAAAAATAATGATGGTAATCTATTCAATGTTACACTAAACTTCTCTCTGGACTACAGACTTAAAAGAATAGAATAGCTGTAATGATGAATAAATAATTAACCAGCAAAGCTGTGTAGCAATACAAGTTACACAGCTTTTTTGCATGCTATATTTTTTGTGGCATGCTGTTTCAACCCTTGAAAGGAAGACAAATAACATACTAAAATCAAACGATAATGCCTATAGATGACTACGGGTATTACTAATAAAAGATAAGGAGAAATACAATGGAATATAACGAAGAAACAATACGTGAGTTAATAGAGTTATTAGCTCTTAATATTATTGATGAGATACATTGGCAAGATAGTAAGAAAGTTTATCTTGGTGAATATACATTAGGAATTAATGGTAGACATCATTATGATGGAACATATAAAAAATGGTACCCTGAAGTAAAAGAATTCTATTACTTTGTACAAAATAAAGATATGTTAGAAGATGATGAGGAACCAATTATAGACGGCTTTGCAAACGTTGGTGAATTAGCTGACTTATTAATAGACAACTATTTAATACACCAAGAAATTATAGACGCTGTACATGGAGCGGCTCGTAAACGTAACGAGAAGATGATATATAGAATGAGAGGATATGAAAAGACTCTTGGTAAAGTCGGAGCTCTTGATGAGTATTATAATTACTACACCTCAGATGATCATGAAATAGCTATTGATCAGTTACAAAGAATAACTGATACAAAAATTATAGAGAGACAAGATCTTTTAACAAGATACTTTATGAACTATTCAAAGATAATAATGGGATCAGTATTCAATAACAAATATACTATGACTGTAGATATAGATTATGATACCCCTGATAATACTATTATATTTACAATTAACGATGCTAAGACTAAAAAGCCTATTCTAAATGGAAAGATTGAAAAAGATCAATTTGTCTCAATTAGATATGCTCATAATAATAGCAGAGGATTATACTTAAACCTTAGTTACTTAGAACATCAAGATGTAATTGATAGTAGAATTGATGAGTCAGATATAATAGTATCAACAAGAAGAGTACGAGATTACTACGTACTAGCATTCCAATTAAAGGAGGAAAAGAATGAGTAATCACGATCTAATAAGATGTCATTCGTGTAACTATATTATATATGATACTATTCATGCTAACAAATTAATTGAATCAAGTAATACTAATCCTTATAATCAAACATCGATAGCTTTTCAGTGTCCAGGATGTGGTGCTTATAATATATTTCATTTCATTAAAGATAGAGATATGTGGATACTACATGCTCCTGAGGAAATGCCTGAAGAAGATTATGATAACATATTAAAAAACCAACAAGAAAGAGAAGCTATACTGAGGTAACTATGGAGAAAATTAATATAAAAAGTATCTCTTCAAATTTCCAAAAAGATTGTAAAGGAGATAAATGCTTAATCTGTAACAATAAACTTAATTATAATAACGGAAAGGTATTAAACCTGTACAAAAGTAATACTACAGTAAGCATAACATGTAAAAGATGTGGAGCAGTACATACAGCTAAATATGAAATGAAACATAATAAAAAAGACACATATACTAAAGTGCATATGAATGAAGGAATAATGAATATTAAGATTTTTTCAAAATATTCAGATGACATAATAGCTGATTATTATGTATATTGTAGAAGTATTAACGCAACAATACCTAATGAAGGAGAGTAACTATGAAACGAACAAGTTTACCTGCAGAACAAAAACAAATAAAGAATCGTACTATATATAAGGGAAGAATGTATTACTATGTTACAACAGGACATTCGCATTTCTTAATACAAGCAAAGAGAACTAAACGTCTCGATACATTTTGGAAGAAGAATCCTATGGTAATATACTATGTTCTACATCTGAGATACAACTTTAATAAAATTAGAAAAGATACAGATATACAACTTATTAAGAAGAATAGGAACTATACACAAATATAATCAAAGATAGGGGTAGTAATTCTACCCCTTTATTTTAGAAAGGAGAGAATAATGAAAAATTATCATCATGACATGATAACTATAACAGTAGCAGGGATACTGTGGAAAGAACTCCAAGCTAATAAAAGTACAATAGTAAAAGATATT